TCCTTTCGTTGTGCTTCCATTATAGGGGTAGGGTCAGACATTTTAGTCAAGCCACTGAGAGACATCTTGTCCATTTAGGACTGCCTCCATGAATGGGAACTTCTGGTAGTCTGGCAAGTCTTCCAAAACGATAAGGTACTCTTCCGGGAACTCGTTGATGTCGGTAACAATAATGTCATCTCCACCCCAGTTACCATCACGAGATACGTATAGAGCGTGTGGTGCAAACTTGGTGTAAGCCATGATTTCTCCTTTGATTGATTACTATAACTATACAATAGGGGTCAGACATTTTGGGGATTTAATCGGCGTGTCGTAAATAAAAGTTTTTCTGTCCAGGAGGGGCGGCCCCAAAAAACCACAAAAGTCAAGCTTGGTTGTTTGACGATCGTGGTATTTGGTTTCGCCCCAGAGCCTTGCGGTTGTCTGGGACTTGCTTCGTTATCGTGTTAGCCCTCACGCTTGTAAGCCGTTGCCTAGGACACTTACAAGAGGTTTGTGTGTGAGCAGTTTTGGAATAGCATACTCAGGCTATCTTTATCTGACTAGATAAGGTCTAGAACAGCAGAGTAGGTGCTTGCGTTTACTTCTTCCTGAGTAGTCATACGCAATACCTTTAGGTTCTTCTCAAGAACTTCCTTGCGGTTTAGGTGCTTGTTGCCAATCCACTCAGAGGTGTTAGGCTTTGCTACCTCGGTTGGTCGTTCAGGGAAGCCCTCAATCTTAGATGAGTCAAAGTGTAGTTCCAAACGACCAGAGTAGTTGGTTGAGATGCGGATTACAGAGTCGTGTTCATAGCCAATCTTGTTAGCGTTCTTTGACACAAAGTCAGAAACAAACTTAGCAATCTTCTTCTTGTAGACTTCGACAGCCTTGTCATACTTCTCGACATCAGCAGGGTAAGAAGCGATAGCCTTGTCAATCTCAGCAATCTTCTTTTCTACTTCAGCAATAACAGATGATACAGGAACTTTTACAGAGATAGCACGAGCCATTAGGGGTATTCTTTCTTTTAGGGGTTGTTTTGTATTACTATTGTAGCAAGGTGGTCAGACATTATAGTTAGGGGCAAGAGTTTCTAGATTTCCTACCCCTAACCTAATGAGATAGTTTTACATCTTCCATAGATGTTGGGCAGTTTTTTCACAAAGTGATACCCAGCACTTTTGCCTACTAAAAGGCTATTACTTGTCTGCCTTTACGGTAGACCAACGAGGTGAGCCGTTCACATCAAGACGAACTCGGAACGAGCCGTTCTTGTTTGCTACTACTTCCTGAATAACGCCAGATACCTTTGACTTGGCGGTGGTGAACTGTGAGCCAACAGTTAGAGTGTTCATTTTGCTTCTTTCCGATACGAGCGTATCTGTGTGATTTATTATTTACAACTTTTGTTGTATTACTATTATGACACAAGGAGTAGAGAATGTCAAGCACATTTGATAACTAAATGATAACAACATTTCTTGATTTATTCTTAGTGTTTAGTTCTCGTTTCCTTGTATTACTATTATGGGGCATAGAGATGCTTTTGTCAAATCCAAACGCCTGTTTTTCGTTGTGGGTTTTTACAAAATCTGGGGAAAAAGATTGTTCATCTTAAACTTGACAAGATTGATCGTTTGGGGTCGCCCCCTTTCGGGGGACGTGTCAAACACGCCAGTCAAAAACAACAGCTAGAATCATCCATGCAACCATTAACGCAAACGGACCTGCGAATAAAAAACATCCCAATAGCATTGGGTCACCGTTTACTTCTTGTTCTTGTTCTGCCATTTTTCTATTGTCCCTCCAAGTACTGTTTCGATTATCATTAGGATACCAAATAAAATAGGAAACATCAAGTACGCTGCGAAAATACCTAGGATAGCAAAAATCCCTAGCCATAAGATTATTTCCATTATTGATTACTTCCTCTGATAACAATCCAGATTAGTGCCTGCATTGCACGTGGCGTCATTCCGTGCTTAGTTGCAACGGTAGTTACAGCGTCTGCCATTACTTTATACTGGGCTTGAGTAGGTGTCTTCTTTTCAATACCTAATGCTCGCAACATCCATACGTCAATAACTACAGCGTCTTCATTACCTGCAATAGCCTTAGCGAATGCATTAGTCTTCTGCCCCTTGAGAGCGTCAAATCCGTTATCGAATGCTGCTTTAGCCATACGAATGTTGTTACCTAATGCGATTACATTCTCACCTAGTGAAAACTTGATAGCGTTAGTAACATTACGTGCCCAACGTTCACGTGGGCTGAATGCTGAAACAATAGTTGCTCCAACTTCTAGGGTGACGTCAAGATTACGGGCAACCTCTTCTGCAACACGCTCGGCGTCAATATACCATTTACTGGCTTGTTCAACCTGACCGAATGTTGCACGGCTTGCAATCTCTGAATAAGTCTCTACGTAGTTAGTCATTGGGGTATTCTTTCTATTTGGGGTTGTTAGATAAGTTTAGCAAACTTATTAGATAAAGTCAAACACATCGCCATCGAATCCGCCAATATCTAGATCCGCCATTAGTTCGCTAGGGCTAATCTCACCTTCGGCCATCATTGCGAATAGCTCTCTTACGTACTCTTCATCCATTACTTTACCTTCTCTAGAATAGCGGCTAGTTGCCTAAGTTGTTCGGGGGTAAGGTTGTTGATAACCTCAGTGTTGATTACGTCTTCAAACATTAGTCCTCATCCTCATAGTATTCGTCTTCGGCTAGCCATGCTTGCAAGTGAGCATGTTCGATTAGTGCCCATGCAGGTGCCGAATCGCTTCCGTCACGCCAACGAATCTGAAATGGTTCACCGTTACGGTCTACGCCATCGATAGGCAACTTGATTAGTCTGTTTACGTCATCCTCAAAATAAGCGTCAATAGCTTCCATGCAAGGGTCTGCCATTACGCTAGGGATAGGCGGATAGTGATTAGTTCGCAAGTGCATAACAATACCGTCACGCATTGAAACATTTAGCATTCCGCTTGCTAGTTCTGTTGCCATGTTGCTGCCCATAGTGAGCCTTTCTTTTGGGGTTATAGAATAAGTTTACAGGATTAGTTACTCATTGTCAAGGGCTTTACGCTTATTTTCTGAGCGTGTCCCCTTGTATTTTTTAGGCACGACGACTTGCTTCTTGCCTGCCTTTAGCATATTGTGGAATAAGGCTTGCGACTCAGCCTTGCGTCTCGCTTCATTTCTTTTACCTAACATACTAAAACTTTATCATGACCCTCGGACATTTTGGGAATTTCGGGGAAATTTTCTTAACTATCTTAAACAAAAATAGGGGCGACCAGATCCAGGGGCCATTGTCAAGCTCCCAGTCTGGCGTGTCGCTAAAACGGTGGGTAGTTCTTGACGATACTTCTGAGCAGTAGCCAGATAGCAATTCCGCCAAGAATGTTCATCACACCTGAAGCAAGTAGCAAAATTTCCATTAGTTCCCCTTTACAGCATTACGAAAACGAATCTCATCAAAGCGAGGATTATCGTTCTTGAACATTGAAACAAAATCGCCAACCATCTTTGTGAACAGGGCAGGGTGGGTCTTGTCGCTTGCGTAGTTTAGAATCTTTGCGGTTTCGACATAGTCTTTGCGAGTCATCATTATTTTCTATCCTTTTGTTTGTAGGTTTAGTTTAGCATTGGGGTCAGACATTTATTTGAATGACTCAACCATTATGATTGGGTATTCCAGTCCAAACTTGAAAAGGTCACGGGTATCAACAGCGGACACGGTCATTACTCCATCGAGGAGATAGGTGACTTTGAACATTTCTGACTTTGGCATTAGTTGCCCTTTCTTTTGATTATAGATTTATCTTAGCAGTGACCTATGACATTTTACTCAAAGTCTTGAGGGTCAAGTCCTAGATACTCGATTGCTTTTGCTAGGGGTAGCAAGCCGTCAAGTTCATCACAGTTAGGGCAAACAACAGTGTCTGAAGTAAAAACACCCTCGCAGTATACACACATTTTATCCATTAGTTTTCCTTTCTTTGTTATTACTAACTTATCACACCCCTGCGACATTTATTGGACATTCTGGGTGTTTTTTATAACAAAAGCATAACAAACTTATCCACAGAGTTATCCACAGGGGCGACCCAAAAAGGGTCGATTTGTCAAATCAATCGAAAGAGTACCTCGCATTGTACATCTCTCCAATCATAGAGTCACGAGCCTCCTGCTCCATAGAGCGACGCTCCGCCTCTACCTCCTCAGAGGTTAGAGGAGCGTAGAACTCCTCGTCATCCTCGAAGAGTGTCCAACCAAAATCCATAGCCATGTCTTCCATAAGTTCACCTTTCTTTATGAGATAAATCTAACACAAGACTAAGACATTATCAAGCTAGACACGCCAGGGGGATTGATCGAATTGACAGCTTTGATATTTTGGGGCCGCCCCTTTCGGGGTAGTTTGTCAAATCGGACACGCCGTTAGGCTAGAACCTTATCTAGAACCTTAGCAATCTGAGGGTAGAACACTAGGGCAACCGCTAGAGTGATACCAATCTTCACACCAGCAAAGAAAACATTTTCAACGGTATCGCTAGGCTCTGCCCCTGCTAGTAGAATGAACAGATACAGGGCTAGATAAGTGCCAGCAACAACAGGGATAGCAATAACACCAGCGATTAGGCGACGGATAGCAAACTTCATTGGGTTACTCGCTCTCAGGGGTAGTGAATAGGTCAGACGGGTTAGATAGCATTATGTCAATCTGATAAATCAGGGTTTCCATTTCTTCGATAGTCATTAGAGAACGAACCCCTCTGCTACGGTTGAACCGTTGTTTAGTCGTGCTACATAGCCAGCAATCTGCTTAGTTGCTACGGCGTTAGCGTAGAACGCTAGGATAGAGTCTGAGTTGTCAGGGGCATAGGCAGGGTAAATCTTTGAACCGTCTAGTAGGGCTACTGTTACATTCATCAGGGGTTTTCCTTTTCTCTTTATGCTATAAGTCTAGTGTATGGGTCAGACAATGTCTAGTTAGACACGCCGTAGATTATTGAACAAGTTTCGCAACGCTTTTCGTTGTTGTAGAGGTTTCCCTCGCAGATGTCGCAGTGACCTGTTGCTACATTTAGTTTTAGTGAGTTCATCTTGAACTCCTTTCTTTTATCTATTTCTTTATCTATATATATTCAAACATACATTAGGGGATTTGTCAAGTCTATTTAGGTAAACATTAGGTTAACAACTATCCACAGAGTTATCCACAGGGGCCGCCCCTAAATTTGAAAAAGTCAAATCAACACACCGATATCTATCAAAGATTGACTAAGTAAACATTAGGTTAACAAATGCGGTAAATGCTTGACAAATGGCTAATAGTATGATTAACTATATATAGATAAAGATAGTTACTAAAAGAAAGGAGCCAAGATGATTGGTTCACTAGAAAAGATGGTTATGTTCCCTAACGCTCAGCGTGGATTCTCAGCGGTTATCGTTGAGATTGGAACAATCGCTCAAGCAAGAGAGATTGCTTACAAATGGGTTGCTCAGGGTTGCCCTCTAGGTGAGGGACTAGATGAGTCCTTCCCAGAAATCAAAAGGTTCATCAAAGAACGCAAGTTCTAAATGTCCGAGGTATGACATACAATAAGTTTAGATAGATAAGGATAGATTATGAAAACCCCAATGGATTTACTAACACTACAAAAGCAATACGATATGATGGTTCGTCTTGCTAAAGAATGTGATTATGATTTGACAGATGACTTTGAGCGTGAGTTGCTTGCGTTGATGAGATTAGTCAAGTCAATGGGAGGAAAAATCTAAGATGATTACATTGACATTCGAAACTTGGGAAGAGTTTGACGAGGCTATTGCTTCGATTTGTTCTTTAGAGGTGGCACTAGTTCAAAACGACTAGCAGGCACCAGTGCTAAGCAAAAGTTAACCCTATCAGTGTGCTCACTAATAGATGGTTGACTTTTTTCTTTTAATGTGTATCATACACAAGCTAGAAATATTCAGATTTTGCAAAATATGAAATTTTTCAGATTTTTCAGATCTATAATTATAACGTTTTGGTAACGAAATGGTAAAAACATAGAAAATACTTCTGATGTATAATAATACTATGACATGTAACTGGGCACTTAGTATCTTTTTAGATAAATTTTGCTCTGCATGCAAACAGAAGGACAAAATGGACGTGCCAGAAGAGATCAAAAGAGAATGCAAATGCGAAAACTGCAAATGCAAGAACAATTAAGCTACTAAATAGCTAACTATTGAATAAAAAGCTAGTATCCACAGGTATGCGAGGGTAGCTGCAGCAATAACGTATCCTGTTTTCTTCATTTGTAGTACCATATCCACAAAGAAACAGCGGCAACTAAACAAATGATGCCAAATAGCGTCATACTAGATCAATCCATGCTCTTTGAGCTTAATTAAAACAAGCTTTGATGAGATATTTAGCTCGTTAGCAATCTCTCCAACTTCTTTTCCTTGAACCAGGTATGCATTTGTCATCCAATCAAGGCTATTGTGTAACTTTGCGTCTTTATCAGTCATGATAGTCCTATCGATTAGTATTAATGATGCCATATTCTAGCAGTGTGTCGTATAGCAGACCATTTACATAGTCTAGCTGTGACTTTTGTGTAATGATCTGCTGCTCTAGCACATCTGATGGTATATTGTGCTGGGCACCCATCTCACGATTCATTTTGTTGATAACCTCTGTCATCAAATCAACAACTTCATCACGTAGCATTCTGTCTCCTTTGTTAGTGATATATACATAATATCATAAAATCAAGTTTTAAAAATTTGCACGGTACATAGAGACCGTAGGTCTGCTCAAAGAGCGTATTACCAATTACCTATAGGACAAGAAGCTTGCTTGAGCGTACTCTTAAGCTTCATAAAACATCCACACTTACGACATTTGACCAAACGCTTATCCAACCATGGACATTGTCTGCATATATCGAGACGTGCTTCTATTAGTTCTTTATCTGACCTAGGTTGATTTGGATCAAATAGATCAAAGAACTTGACATCCCCCGAATTTTCTGACATACTAGTTAGTTTACCATAAAAAGTGTTATAATTATGCTATGACTATTTCAATTCCGAATTCAACCAAGCTTTCAAGAACCAATGGCGATAACCTGCTAATGGAGATCATTACTGGTGAAGATGTTTATCAGCCATTCCTAGACACCTTCTGGTCTCTAGAACTATTTTTCAGAAAGTATCGAGAGATGAACACACCAGCGGACTTCAAGGTTGCAGACTTTGGAGCTGGTACTGGTCAGCTAGGAATCTTCGTAAAGAAGACCTACCCACAAACCGAAGTTTCTCTATATGAGAACGACCCTGCTGCAGAAAAGTATATTCTTGCAAATGCAGAGCTACACGATGTAGATGTTTCTGTCAACATGATGGATGTAGCAGATATCGATGCACCAGCATACTTCGATGCAGTCATTTCTACCCCACCATTCCTTCCATCAATCCTAAGAAAAATTGGCTGGAGCGGACACCACTCACAGGACCCAGATACTGCTATCTTCGGTGGACTTAAGGGTCTAGACAATGCAACTGTGTTCATCAACAAGGCTGCAGAAGTTCTAAAGACTGGTGGCCTACTTGTTCATGTTCACTCACGTCCTCAGACACAAGACACCACAGAACTTCTAGAGAATGCTGGTTTTGGAAACATTGAAACTATCAGACTAGAGCCAATGGACTTCGAAGTTGAAGAAGCTGTATTCACTGTCGCATACAAGAATTAATTAATCCATAACGCAATTGCTCACTAGGAAACTAGTGGGCTTTTTGCATATGTGGATGTGGGAACCTCTATACACGCCGAACTTTACCGCCCGACTCAAAGAGTTGTATTTTTCGCTTTGCTTTATTTTTTTTCGTAAAAACGCATTTATAATTGTATCATCATGACAATTCAAGACTGGCTTGGTTTAATCTTAACCTCATTATCAATACTCACAGTAGTAGGCATCGGCCTCAGATGGGTTGTTAGACATTATCTAAAAGATGTGCTACATGAATTGAAGCCTAATGGTGGATCCAGCTTAAAGGATCAGGTCAATAGACTGGAGAATAACTTGCATGGGCTAGAGAAGTCTCAAGAAGAAGCGGACCAGTTAAGAAAACAAATGAATGTAAAGATTGATCACATGTACGAAGTATTATTAGATTATATAGCTAAAGCTAATAAGTAATATATAATATATATCTAATATGAGATATCTTAAAAACTAAACTTAAAGATATAATATATATTAATAATAATAGATTGTAGCACCTTTCGGCACCCTTTGAGGCGATTTAGTGTAAATTTTTTATAACGATATTGTAACTATTAAATAAATAAGGTTAAGTTATCATTTTGTGATATACTTTTCTTTGACTAGTACTTAGGACTGTCTCTCATACCCACCACTCCTAGGTACTAGTCTTTTTTAATTTTTATGAGGTATAATGTAATTACTATGACTACTTCTGCATGCTGCCCTGATGAATACTTTGGATCTAATCCTATTACCATTAAATGGAATGTCGTTAGAGGCGATACCGCCAAGCTTCGTGTCCAGTTCTTCGATAACGACGAGGTAACAGTATTTGATACAGATGGCTGGGAGTACGCTGCCTCGGCATATGACGCTAGAGGAGAATTCCTAGACGAGCTAGAGGTAGCTGTTGGTAATGGATACTTAGACATAGTTGCTGCCTCAGATGTTACTAAGAACTGGGGAGAGGGCTCTGGATCAGTTGTAGCAGAGCTAACATTTGATCTCGAAGTAACCATCGACGATACTGTCTGGACTCCAATTATAGGAACTATTTCTGTTATTGGTGATGTCACTGGAGGAAGCCTCTAATGCCAGTTATAAAAGTGACAACTAACAACATAGCACTACCCCCAGTCATCAAGATTGGGACTAAGACATTTAAGGTGAATAAATAATGGCAACTACACATGCAATAGTTACACTAAGTAACTCAACAGCGACCAGACTTACCCCAGCTGGCTTGCACTCTGGAATTGATATTACAGTTCAGAACCTACACGATTCAGCATATGTTTATCTGGGTGGATCAGGCGTTGACGCCGAAGACTTTGGCTATCGATTAGCACCAGGTGCCGCCTGGTCTGTAGAGCTATCGGGTCCAAGCCCACTATATGCAATTAGTGCAACTAATGGATCAACCGTTGCAGTTTTAAAGACTAGCCTGGAGGCTGGCAACTAATGGCTAGATTTTCCACAACTGGTGGCTCTGGCAATGGATCTGCCCTAAACTATGTTCAGGTTGCTGGAACACAGCAAACCATCTCTTCTGCACCAAACGCAATTGTTGATCTTGATATCACTACAACTGGAGCACCAGTACAAATTTCTGTAACTGGTGAAGGTGCAAATGCATCTGCTGGCTCTTGGCTGAGACTTAATTTATTCCGTGATAACGTTGAAATTGGAAACGCAATTCAAATGGAATCATCTGCAGCATCGGAGAACGTTCCATTTGCAATTAATTTTATTGATGATGTAGCAGCAGGTACATACAACTACTCTGCTCGTGTTACAACTATCAATGGTGGCAACTGGACCTTTGGTGAGGCTGCAGGTCCTATCATCAATGCTGTTGAGCTCACGGGCTTCAAGGGTGACACAGGAGATACAGGTCCTGCAGGTGAAGATGGATCTGGTGCAATCGCTGACTTCATCTTTACAGATAACGGTGGAAATAGTACAATCACTTTGCCTGGTGCAAAACGAATGGATATTATTTCTGGTGACGAAGAAGACCTATATATTACATCTGGGGATGACTTATACCTGACTGCCCTTCTAGATGATGTCTTTATTAGAGCAAATGATGATGTTAGATTTATTTCTAATTATCAAAATGGTGGAACAGAATACAACTGGACGATGAACTCCAATGGTGATCTTGACTTGCCTGGTGGAATTACCAATGATTCTGGTACCGAACTTTCAGTAATTGCTTTTGGCTCTGCAGTTGTTCTAAATGGAAACAACGGAGAATTCTTGAACGATGCAACTGTCGCAAACAACCAAATTGCAACTATTGGAGATATCAATGATGCAGTTCCAACAGAAACATCATTTACAGTTAATGGTGGAACTCTTGGAACAGCACCGACATTTGATGGTGCTCCACTATTTAGCGGTAGCTATGTAAAGCATGGTCCAATGGTCCACTTTCAAATCCAAGTAGACATGGACAACATTACTAGCTTTGGTACTGGACAATATTATGTTGATCTTCCATTCCCTGCAAAATATGGCTACCAAGTTAGAGAAGGATGCTTGCACGATATTTCTGCAGATAGACAATACGCTATTGGTGGACACGTTGCAGCAGGGCAGTCTCGACTAAACCTATTCTTTACTGATACAAGTGGACAGGACCAAGAGTTTGATCACAACAGCCCAGTTACTCTTGCTGTTGCAGACAATTTCCATGTTTCTGGTACCTACATTTCTGAATAGGATGAGATAATTGTTGTATGGCAACCTCATCCAACATTAACTTTCCTACATCTGGATACGCATCTAAAGTTCAGGCATCTAAGCAAATAGAAGAGCCACAATTTTTTGCTGTACCAGGCCCCCAGGGTCCACAAGGCCCACCAGGACCTCCAGGACAGAAAGGTGCTCCTGGGGTACCAGGAGAGTCTATAAAGGGCGACAGGGGTGAGCCAGGGCCAGCAGGCAAGAATGGAAAAGATGGCAAGTCATACTTTCCATCCTATAACCAAAATGCTGGTTGGGCAAAATACTCAGATCCTCAAAACAAACAACTGCCTATTGGAGCTACTCGTGGCACCGACGGCTGGGTTAGCTTTTGGCTAGACGGATCGGAAAAAGAAGAGCGTTATCTTCCAGATGGATCTGTAAGCCTATACAGTCCAGAAACTAGAAAGATCAATTTTCGGGGAATGGCTATCGGTGCTCAAGTTCAGATAGTGTATACTTTTGAGATAACAACCTTTAGTCCAAACACAGAGGTTATGGCAAGATCTCTTTTTCACGGAACAGATAGGGCATTCGTAACCTTGGTCGGTTCTTTAAAATATCAGCACACGTATGAAATGTCTGTGACTCATCAGGTAACTATAGAAAACGAACTAGATAAGACATCTGGAATTATTCCACAGTTAATGTCTGACCTAGACGCCCTGGCATCCCTAAAATCAATATATATCTCAGTATATTAGTGTATAATATAAGTTATGGCATTCCCAGGTACATACAATATCTCATACTACAAAGGAGACACCTTTGAGTTTAGAATTTACCCTAAAGAGATCACTGGTGCAGCCTTTGACTTAACAGATTTCTCTGCAAATGGTTCTGCAAAATTCACAATTGCTACCGCTAGAGGTTCTGGTGCAACTCAAGTAGAGGCTACAGCAGAGATCTCATCAGATCTAACTCACATTGCGTGTGTAATAACTCCATCCCAGGGCTCTACTCTAAGTGCATCAACTCAGTACGTCTATGACGTAGAGATCTCAAGAACAGTATCTGGAAGCTATCCATACGTATACACTTTACTAACTGGCACATTGTCCGTTACTGATCAGGTTTCTTCATAATGGTAGATATCTCAACAACTATTGCTTCTGCAAATCTTAATATTATCGGTGGACCATCGACAGTAGAAGTATCTGTTGACTACGGTCAAAGAGGCGACCGAGGCAGCCTGATTCTGTACGGTCAGGGAAAGCCATATTTAGTAAGCCTGCCCGAGACAGCAGCTTTATACGATATGTATGTAAATCTTTTGCCATCAGACGACGAATACCGATATGTTTATCAATATGTAAACACTCCTACTGGTCTGCAGTGGACAGCACTCTTTAAGCTAGAGGTAAATACTTACAGTAACAACCAAGACCTATCTTTTGTAGATGGTTCGGTAGAAATTTGGATTCCAATATCTTCCGTGACTGGTTCAGACGAGACTCTGTCTAGCGTAAACTCTGAAAGTTTTAATGTTCAGTATTCTATAGTCTCTCAAAATCCAATAGCCTCATCATTTTCAATAGGAGACATTACAACCTCTCCAACAGACATTCTGTCTTTGCCAATTACTATCAATGCATCAGAGCTAGACTCTGGTACTTGGTCACCGCTGTCTGGAGAGAAAACGGTTCACCTATTTGTGACTATGGTATAATTTAGAAAGGTGATAAGATGACTGCACAAAATATTGACGGTACCCAACAGGGCACTGGAGTCTACAATACAAAAGTTCCTGGATATGATGATCCAGCAGACATTCAAGCAGCTCTAAAGCTTTTCTTGTATGGTTCGACCAGCTTTGACCCAGCAGCAGCAGGTGCCATTGATAATCTACCCAACCCGTCTATCGCTCGATACATAAAAGTTATGCAAGATGAGATAGACGCCTTAGAGGCCGCAGGTCTGGGATCTTCCTATGGCTCAGAACCAGAGTCTCCTGTAGCTGGCTATGTTTGGATGCCCAGCACCACGACCACCACTTCAGCATTGGTCCAGGCAGCAATATACCAAAACTCGGCACCAGTAGCAGACCTAGTTGACGGCCTTCTCTGGGTAGACAAGAACTCTTCGCCACTGACAATGTACGTCTATGACCTTGCCACAACTACATGGAAAGAGATCGGTGCATAATGACAACATATCCAATAAGCTCACAGGCCAAAGTAGCCTACATTTTTGACGGTACAAACTGGAGACCTATATCTGGTCTAGCCAGCACTAGTGCTGATTACACCTGGACTGGTGACCACACCTACAGCTCTGATTCTACCGTAACCTTTGAAACTGTTGTAAAAAATAAGGCTGGTATCAATAACTTTGCAACTACATCAGCACGTGATTCAGCCATTCCAAATCCAGTAACTGGTTTGGTTTGTTTTGTTTCCCAAGATTCCGACGGGGCATCGATCAACGATATTCAATTCTTCGACGGAACAAGATGGAGATCGTCGAATGACTCTGCCATTATAAAATCAAAAACTGTATCTGCAGGATCATACACATTGGTCATCTCAGATGGAGGAAACAGCCTAAGCATATCTGAGTCCACAGCTTCTACAATTTACATCCCAGAGAACGCTTCTGTTGCATTTAAGGTTGGACAGAAGGTAGAGATTCTTAGATATGGCTCTGGAACAGTTGCTATTGCACCAATAAATGGAAATGTGACACTTAATAGCAAAGCCCAAAACAGGAAAATTGCAGCTCAGTACTCTGGAGCGGTTTTGACAAAAGTCGGAACAAACGAGTGGTTGCTAATAGGCGACCTGACGGCCTAGGATAAAAGATGATTGGTTCGTTTGGGTTATGGTCATCTTCTAAGGGGATGAAGGTTGTATCAGATCTTGTTGGAAAAACTAGGGATGAAGCCAAGACTACAATCGTGTCAGATGGCTTTGTTGTTGGAACCGAAACTCCGTTTTCCTCTACCAATCCTTCCGACGCAGCTAACCACAATAAGGTAAGATCTCAGGAACCCCTGGCAGGTGTTCTGTTTACGTACGAATTGCCAGTTAACATAGTTTACACATCATTCTCATTTACTCCCTTTGGCGTTTTTGGGTTCTTTGGTGTATTCAGCTTCTTCGGAGTATTTGGATTCAGATAAAGAAAAACCCCCAGAATTAACTGGGGGTATCTTTTTATAAAATTATTTTTTGGTTTTAGGCCTAATGCCTATTCTTGTAATTCTTGGCTTTTCTCCATATTTTGTCCATTCATAGATAAACATGCATGTGGCAATTAGAAGACCCAAACCCTCAGCCTGAACAATATAGTATGGCGTTGGATCAATAAGGTAGGTGCTCCACGGAAACGTCCAAGCCACTACAGAAAAAGAAACAATGTTTCCAAAAATAACTGAAACTACTATGCTTTTATATACGTTCTTCATTTTTTCCTTTGTTCATTTATATAAATTATACTTTTTTTTACCATCAAGGTCAATAGGCACTAGTTGTTTGTTTCTAGAATACGGGTATATGTAACTATCGTGTTTCCATTACCCTTTGCCCAAGATGCTATTGAAACTATCTCTGTTCTTTCTCCACGTCTACCACCAGCATGAATCATCTCGTTAGGTCCTAGGTATATTCCTACGTGGTATGCAGACTTAGAGCCCTTATATGTAAAGGCTACTATATCTCCAATTTTTGGCTCTTTGACGAGCTCCCCAGCATTCTTCTGAAGAGATGCACGGTGCTCTAGGGTATACCCAATTTGACCATACATCCAAAGAACGAGACCAGAACAGTCCCATCCATCTGGGGTAGATCCGCTAAAGGCATACCAGGTTTTTCCAACCTGCCTCTTTACCAGACCAACTGCCTGGTTTAGCTTTTTAGTATCTTTAGCAATACGCTCTAGTCGATCAATCTCAGCTTCAAGCTGTTCCTGTTTTGTAGCGGCGTCAGACTGTAACCTGTCCTTCTCCGCCTTCTCCTGAGCCATCCACTCCATTGATCCTGGCTCTGGCTCTGTATTTTTCAGTACAGGGCCACTAGCAAGATCAGAGGCCTTTATAGGACCAACCATTGGCGAGTGCTTTATTGTTACGGTGGGGTTTATTATTTGTTCTGGTTTTCTTACTTCTGTTATCCTAGACTGCTCAGATGTCGTGGTGTACGAATCTGACATTTTCGCAAATGCAGCCCCAGAACTAGTTGTTAATAACATTATGGTACTAATTGCAGCAATTTTTGTATTCAATTTGCTACCTCCTTTTTATTCTTTTCGTTGTTACAGCACTAAGTTTCTAGTACCTTGGCGACAATATTTTTATTAGTGCGATAGCAATAAAATTGTCTGTCGTTGAGAGTTAGTCACGATTTCAACATTGTTGTCACTTTGTTTAGTCATTTGTCCTCCTTAGAACAAAAACTTCCTTTTACAGAAGTCAGACATCAATTATACCACTTTTTAGTCATTTTCAAGAAACAGTCTGATATAATTTAATATATGGCCACAGGTAGATCCAACATATACGAAATTCCGTTCCCACAGTCTGGGGACGCTGTAAACGTCCATGGAGACATTAAGAGCCTTGCAGAAAGACTAGACCTAGTTCTACCACAAGCATCATACGTAGATATTCCAGCAAAAAATACATCTGGCTCAACGATACCTGCAGGGTCTGCGGTTTATGTAACTGGCCACGACGGAACAAATGTTACTGTATCCGCAGCAACTGGAAGTACCACTACCCCAACTTTGGGACTGATTAGAGCATCAACAACAAACAATTCTGTTGGTGTAGTAGTTGTTGCAGGAGTTATTACAGGAATAAACACCTCTTCTTTTTCAGCTGGAGATACTTTGTTTATTGGTGAATCTGGTGGCCTAACAAAAACATCTACATCAGCTACTGGTGTTGCAGTGGCCACTGTAATTTATTCAGCAGTGAGCGGAACAATTATGGTTGGTACAAGAGGCGACGGAACCTGGGGAGCACTAAAAGCTGGCATAGCTTAATGGTGGTATAATAATAAAATGGCAAGAGGAAATAATTATTCAGTTGGAAATATTCCACCACAGGTCGCTTGGACAGTCGTGCGTGGAGACACTGCTGCGTTTAGAATCTATCTTACAGACGACACCAAGACAGCCCTAACCATGGCAGACTGGGATATCTCAATGAAGATAAAGCGTCCAAATCTAGCAAAAAATCTTGGCATTATTACCGATGATGCAACCCTAGTTCTAACCCTAACACCAGCCCCAGACGCAGATGATCTAGCTGGAGAGTTTACAGTATCACTAACTGCAGAAGAGTCGGAGTCTCTAGAGACTGGAGATATCTTCGACATTCAGGTTTCTCAGGTTGGAACTGTTTGGACTGTAGCCCAGGGTAAAATGATTATCCTGGAAGACGTAACAGACTAATGTCCAAGTCTATTATTATAGATAAAACAAAACGTACTGTTAGGTACATCAAAAACTCAAACTTCTTTACTTCTAAAATATCCTACAGGCCTGGCACTGTAAAAATAAACCAGACACTACCATTCAGAATCAAGTTTACAAATATTGGAATATCTGGATATGGTCAGGGCGGTGCAGCTCCAATTGGCATTGCCATCATTGGCGTCAGCAACTATGTAATGTAATCTTGGTATTCATAAATGGCATTATAATTGAGGTATGTCTAGAACAACCCTCCCCTATGTAAAGACCAGGTTTCAAACTGGCGATCGTCCTGAAGAACAGGATTATGTAGATCTAATTGATACTACATCTGCTCAGTCAACAGACTTGGGTACCTTCGGAAATAATGAAAACACTATTTCTGGCATCGAAAACGCAACAGTTATTGACTCATTTGACGGTACTGTTTGGCGTATGGTGAAGTATCTTGTATCAATTGCAAAAACTTCATCTGGTGGAAATAAGTTCTACGCAACCGAACTCACCATACTTGTAGATGGAACTGACGTGTCAGTTTCTGAGTATGGAACAATAGACAATGATGGGAATATTGGCACCATAGGAGTCTCAAGATCAGGGAACACAGTTGCTTTAACTGTTACCCCAGATCCAGCTATAAAGCCAGTTACCGTACGTTTTGCACGTATGGGACTTAAGGCTTAATTAACCCTATAGGAGATAAACATGGCAACAGTAAACAAAGACTTTAAGATCAAAAGTGGTCTTATTGTAGAAGGTACCACAGGTACCATTAACGGTGAGAACATTCTTACCGAAAACGCAAGCGACCAGTACATCATTGATTTGATTGGTGGAGAAACTCTAGTTACCTCAGTTGATTCAGATCAGCTTCAGGTAGTTAACGGAGAGCTATCTGTTAAGGATAACGTATTTGACGTAGATGGTGCCGCAGCTGCAGCAGAGACAAATGCAAACTCATACACTGATACAGCATTAGAAGATTACACACCAACGGCATCACTTGACACAACAGTTGCTGGATATGGCTATGCCAAGACAGCAGACCTTCCAACAATGTACTCAGATGCAGATGCAGTAGATGCAGTTTCTGCAGCACTTGGCGACGGTATTGAATATGTGGATGGATCTTTTGATGTACAGTTTAGTTCAGGTATTACAATTGGTGGCGGTACAGGAAACGAACTTGTTATTGATCGTTCTGAAGTAGACAGTTGGTACGATGCAGCAGGTGCAGCAGCAGATGTGGCAACAGATCTTTCAACACACGAACAGGCAACAACTGGTATTCACGGTGTAACTGGAAATGTTGTTGGCACATCAGATTCACAGACACTTTCAAATAAGTCAATTGATGGAGAACTTTCTTTTGGTGAAAATGGCTCTTCTGTTGAAGATTCTGCAGGTAGCCTAACAGTATATGCAGGAGACCACCTTTACCTAACTTCAAATGGCGGAGACATCGTTCTTAACGCAGATGGAACAGTATACATTGGCTCATCTTCAGCAGGTAACGAAGCAGCAACTCACTCATATGTAGATAATGCAGTTGCTGGTCTTGCTTGGAAGCAGGCAGTAAATCTTCTTTCAACAACACACGTTGATATTTCTGGAGACCTTGTTGGAACATCTATCGACTCACATGCAGATTTTACAACTGCAAATAATGGATACCGAATTCTTCTTACAGGACAAAACACAGCATCTCAAAATGGTATCTACGAGCTTCTTGCAGATGGATCGGTACTTAATGCTTCACGTCCAGCAGACGCAAATACATATGACGAGCTAGTCGGAGCAGCAGTATTCGTAATGGAGGGTACTACATATGGTGCATCTTCATGGGTACAGTCAAATCACTACCTGACAGACTTTACAGGACAGACCTGGACACAGTTCTCAGGAAATGGCTCTGTAACAGCTGGAAATGGTATCGTAGTAGATGGACTAGAAGTTTCTATCGATACAGATGTGGTTGCTACTCAGACTGACCTTTCAACAGGTCTTGGTGGTAAGCAAGATACCCTAACTGCAGGCAACGGAATTGATATTACTGGAGATACAATCTCAGTAGCATTCGATGCTGGTAATGGTCTTGCAATCAACGGTACCAACCTAACAGTTGATACTAACGTTATTGCTACAAAGACTTATGCAGAAGGCGTTGCAGACACTGCTGAAGGAAATGCAAATGATTACACAGATACAGCACTGCAGTCATACACAACAACTGCAAGCCTAGAGACAACAATTGATGGATACGGATTTGCTTACACAAGCGAGCTACCTACCTCAACTGATGATCTGACAGAAGGCACTGCACAGTACTTTACAGATTCACGTGCAAAGGCTTCAGCAGCCTCACTTCTAACTGGTGCAAGCCTTACCAACATCACCATCACTGGTGACGAGAATGGCCTAACCATTACCGCTGAAAATGGCGTAGCTGATTCAACTACCGACGATCTAGCCGAAGGTGAAGATAACCTTTACTTCACAAACACTCGTGTAATTGATGCAATAGACAATGCAGACATCACACCAAATACAGTACAGATCGACACATTCCGTAAGGAAGAGGCAACTCAGACTTACTTCTCATCAGCATCTACTGCAACCGTACACTCATTCGGATACCCATTCGGATCAGTTAAGTATATTGTTCGTGTTGTTGGTAACGTTTCAGGAACTACGCACTCACAGGTTACTGAAATCCTAGCAACTGTTGATGGAAACAATAACGTAGCTGTAACAGAGTTTGGTTCAATCCACACTACTGAGCCAGCACTTGCATCATTTACTGTTGATTACGACGGTGGAACTTCTCAGTTCCGTCTACGTGCAACAACCGTAAATGCTGGTAGCGAAGTTATTGTTGCAGCAACACTGCTTTCATGGAATGACTAATTAGCTAAAAGGTTTCGGGGGGTTCCTTAAAAACCCCCCACTCACAAGTTTTAATTAGGAGAAACATATGGCTACAGTAGAAAAAGACTTCAAAGTCAAAAACGGACTGATTGTTACATCAGGTGGTGAATTCGGTGGCACCGTAGTTATCGCTACCCCAACTGAAGACAACCATGCTGCAACAAAAGCCTATGTCGATGGTCTAACTGGAAACCCACTGGTTGCCGTAGAGGAATCAGCCCCAGAAGATCCAGCTACTGGTCAGATGTATGTTGACTCAGAAACTGGAAGACTGGTTATTTTTAACGGAACTTCTTGGATTACCTTTGCAACACTTACAGATGCAGAGACTATTCCAGAACACATCCACGATACTTCAATTGGAGGGTCTGGCCTAATCGTCAGCACCTTCGTGGATGGTGGATTTTACAATTCTCCAGCAGGCAGCCCACTGGATGCTGGATTCTACAATGAAACTAACTGGGACAATGTTCTCGATGGTGGACTTGCAGTAGACAACTTTAATTAAATATTCATATAAATGAATGTTATAATTATAAATAGATACCCAAGGGTCAACCCCGATATTAGGAGACAATTACTATGGCAACAAGAATGCAGCAACGCAGAGGAACTGCGGCTCAATGGACTTCAGCAGATCCAATCCTGGCAGCAGGAGAGATCGGATTCGAGTCAGACACAGGCTTCTTCAAGATGGGTGATGGAACTAACCACTGGTCAGACCTATCGTACTTCAAGGACCTAGGAGACCTAGCTGGATCATTCGACGACTATATTCCTCTAACTCAGCGTGGTGCCGCCAATGGAGTTGCCACACTAGACGGAGACTCTCAAATTCCTATTACTCAGCTAGCAAACATCATCATGAATGCTCCAGAGGCTTTGGATACCATAAATGAGCTAGCAAACGCAGTTGACGGAGTCGATGGCCTAGTTCAAAACAAGATAGACGATGCCCTAGTAGTAGCCGTTGACGATGCTCTTGGAAACCTAGTATCCGCAGGCACAGGGCTTACAAAGTCATTCGACTCAGAAACAAGAATCCTGACAATCTCTGCTGACTCAACACTAGCAACAGACACAGAGCTTTCAACTGCAGTATCTAATCACAACTCAGCCACCACAAATGTTCACGGTATCTCAGATACTTCAGCTATAGCAACTAAGGCTGGGGTAGAGACTCTAACTAACAAGACTATTTCTGCAGCAGATAACACTGTAACAATTAATCTAGCAGACGTTATCGATGTAACTGCATCAGCATCAGAAGTAAACATCCTTGACGGTGCAACACTTTCTGTTACAGAGCTAAACTATGTTGACGGAGTAACATCAAACATTCAGACTCAGCTAGATGCTAAGGCACCACTAGCAGGCCCTACCTTTACTGGAACTCTAGCAGCAGCAGACATTAGCATTACTGGAAACCTAACAGTAGGTGGAACAACCACTACAGTTAATGCAACAGACCTAGTTGTAACAGACCCACTGATCTATATCGGTGAAGGAAACGATGCAAACGTTGTAGACCTTGGAGTAGTTGCTTCATTTGACAATGGTTCATACCAGCATGCAGGTATCGTTCGTGACGCTACCGATGGTGTTTGGAAGCTATTCTCAAGCGTTGAGGATGAGCCAACAACCACAATTAACTTCTCACAGGCAGTTTACGATACCCTAAAGGTTGGCGGAATTGAATACCCAGACGGTACTCAGGTTAAGCAGGGTGTCCCATCACTTACAGCAATTAACCAGCAAGCAGGAGCTTATACAACAGTCCTAGAAGACCGTGACAAGCTCGTAGAGGTCTCTTCGGCATCGGGGGTAACCGTTACCATCCCTACAAATGCAGCTGTTTCATACCCAGTAGGAACATCTATTGACATCCTACAGACAGGCTCTGGTCAGGTTACTATTGCAGGTGCAGGTGGAGTTACAGTTAATGCTACTCCAGGTCTAAAGCTACGCACCCAGTGGTCATCTGCTACACTATTCAAGAGAGCTGAAAACACATGGGTTGTTTTCGGAGATCTATCAGCTTAATCCTAGAAGGGGAAAAATTAAATGGCAGCAAATAAAAGAGTTGGAAAGAAATCTCTTGCACAAAATGACTATCTGGCACCAGCATCTCCACTAATTGGCACAGCTACCGATGTTGGAACCTCAAGGGCTTTTAATAATGGAGCAGCAACAGTTACATTTACCCACCAGGGTCCAAATGCAGCTACTTCTTACACTGTAACATCTTCTCCTGGAGGATATACAGCATCTGGAGCATCTTCACCACTTACTGTTACTGGTTTGCAGTCTGCAACTAACTATACATTCACAGTTACTGCTACAAATACATATGGGACTTCTGCTGCGTCTTCTGCAACATCTGCTATTACTGCAACAACAGTTCCAGCAGCTCCAACGTCAGTAACTGCTTCATCACCTGGTGGGGCTAACTACGACACTGTCTCTTGGACTGCTCCTGCAAATGGTGGCAAGGCAATTACAAACTACTACGTAACCTCATCCGATGGAAAGACTGCAAATACTGCATCAACAAGCGTTAACGTTACTCAGGAGCAGGGGACTGCCCAAACATACACAGTGTATGCTGATAACTCTAATGGAAGATCTGCAGCTTCTGCTCCGTCTAATAGCGTTACAACCTTCTCGTTTGTTCCTTTTAGCGTTTTTAGCTTCTTCGGAGTATTTAGCTTTGGACCATTTGGAGTATTTAGCTTTGGTCCATTCGGAGTGTTCGGTTTTAGATAGCCAGTATCCGTTTTAGTGTATAATAATTCTTATACACTAGAATGGAGTACAGCCGCATGTATAAAGACCAGACACCTCTTAGAAGCATAAGCAAAACCACAAAAGAGCACAAGTTCTTTGAGAGATTTCTCAATAATGATCTAGAAGTCCTAGCCTCAGAGCTCCAGGACAGATATAGCCTCATCGAGGGTTCTAAAATTCCTGGGGTGACTCCAGTAACTCCATTCGAACTATGGAAAGACTCAAACAGCGTTTCTACAATGAAGTGGAGACAGTATAATGTCTTCCAGTTCCATATTGACGGCATATATGAACTATATAAGTCGGTTGCGGATATGATCAGAGAAGCCTGCGAGTACTACGAGATAGACTTTGACGAACAAAAATTTATGATTCAGGGATGGTTTAATATTAACCACTCTGGAAACGGAAAACTAAACTGGCACGAACACGGAGGCCCAGGTGCACCAGACTTTCATGGATACTATTCGGTCGCCGCAGAACCATCCTCAACACACTACATAGTCTTTGACAACGAAGTAGAAAACATTAACAAGAATAACCGTGCAATCATCTCGGAAATGGGTCACCCTCACGCTATGGGTGATTGGGACTGGGATGGCCCAAGAATTACGGTTGCCTACGACGTGACCCCTCTTGCTACCTTGCAAAAGGCTGGCCACTCAGCAGAGCAGCACTGGATTCCTCTTAGATAATATGTCTAACATAGGACAATGGCTAGTCGCAAAGAAATGTATTTTTCTAGGGCATTCGGTAGAGTACGGGTCTAAGTGTCCAGTTACTGGCATAGTAAAAGTTACCTGTCTAAAGTGTGGGGCATCGAATGTTCCAGTACACGAAGACAGTTCCAGTAGATTTAATTAAATAGGAGTATTATGAAAAACCTAATTATGCATCAGAAAGCATTTATGCCAAGAGCAGATGCAGACCTAATATCTGCCTATGCATCTAGGCACGACGATCTCTTCAATCACTTTGGCAACAACGAAAAAGAGTTTACAGTACATACCCACGAGGAGATAGCCCTGAGAGACCAAGAGGTTTTGGATCTAATAAACTATCACGCAAGAAGAGTATATGATTTTGTTTGTCAAAGCTATCCAGGGCCATTCCTAGACTTTGATGAGTCAAAGACCCACATAGCCAGGTTTGAAGAGGGTCGGGGAATGCACAAGCACTTCGATGTAACTAAGCCAAAAGACATAGCCACACTAATATACTTAAACGATACGTATACTGGTGGAGAAGTCTTTTTCCCAGATCATGATATTTCTATTAAGCCTGAGCCAGGAGACCTTGTCTGCTTTCCAGACACACCAGACTTTGTTCATGGTGTCAATCCGATTACATCTGGAATTAGATACACAACGCCTCGCTGGTTTACCAGTATAGTGTGATAAAATAGACTTACAATGTCTACTCTTCTCAGCCTATACACCTCTAAAATATTAAGCGAGCATCCGCTAGCAGTCTGGGCACTCGAAGACAAGGCAGATTACGTATCATTACTTGATCAGCAAGGTAGAGACATTTCGCTATGGTCAACAGATTCTAGTTCTGTTGTTGTCGAGGAGGCTTCTTCGCCAACTGGGCCTATTGTTGGAGAAACTGTTTATTCTATTACTGACACTCCATCATCCTCCGAGTCAGCTGTAACATTCAGGCTTTCTGGCGATGCCATAGGATCTATAGCTGCCCTAGACTCTAGCCTGGGAACATTCTCGGTATCGTCATCCATATATGTGCCAGTTGGCTCTGTTCTGTCGATAACTATTGGAATTTCGTATAACGATCAGACCTATGGACCGTATGATATATCTAAAAAGGTATCTAGGCTGATTAACGATAAGTGGATGCTTATGTCAGAAACTTTCGACATTCCACAAGGACTATCAGAAGACTACGGTATGTTTATTGAAGTGGAATATATGCCTACTTCATCTTTGGACCCTGTGACGGTATTTGTATCTGGATCAATGATTGGGCAGTGGTCAGAAGAATTTTTTTCAAGCTCAATGGGGGTAGTTCCAGAGTTTCTTTCAGATAATATACATGGAATTTCAAGCACCACAAAAGGCATTAGAGTCCTAGGATCTCTAGAGTCCACAGAGGATGGATATATAGTTGCCAATGACGCAAGGCTTTTTGCTAGAAACTTTGGAATGCCACTTGTCTATGGATCAGAGTCATCGACCACGGTATATCCAAATACAGACATGCCATCAATGTTGATACCAGGGCTGGGATTCCTTAACAAGTCTGGTCAGAATAAGAACTATAGCCTGGAGTTCTGGATGAGACTCAATGCCTCGACTGGCGTAGAGAGAAGAATTATTGGTCCAGTAGCTTCTACAGATGGCATATATGTAGATGGACCGTTTTTAAAAATAAAAATTGGCGGCCACACCAAGTCACACTTTGTTGGCGAATGGGCACGACCTATGCTTGTTCATGTGGTTGTTGCAGACCAAGAAATCTCTATGTTGGTAAACGGAGAATCCGTTGCAAAGATATCTGTAGATAGGTCTACTCTGGATTTTCCAGAAGAGTTTATTGAGGGCAATCAGGCAGACTGGATAGGTATCTACTCTTATTCTGATACCACCCCATTTGAAATAAGCTCAATATCAATGTATTCCTATTTAGTCTCGGACGTAATTGCTAAGCGTAGATGGGTTTATGGTCAGGCAGTGGATAATCCAGAAGCCCTAAATACGGCATTTGGCGGAACCAACATATACTTTGACTATGAGTTCTCCAAATACTCTAATGGCTACAGCTACCCTAAGACTGGAAGTTGGTCAGATGGGACAAGCAACAATATGGAGATATCTCGCACAAGACTTTCTACACCACAGTATAGTCCACCAATTATTATTTCAGAGACCAGCACAGCATCAGAAATACTTGCTGACAACCTAGAGCAGCAAGACGAAGACCACACTTTTATCGAGTTGCCAGCAGACTCCTGCCTTTATTTTGAAAGCCTAAACCCACTGAAAAGCAAGCTCGAGGTCGTTTCTGGAGTATTTAAGTCAACATCCGATAGCTTTGATAAGCAGACTCTGATGGTTTTAAAGGACGTGACATCTGGAAATTACATTGAAGTTGCCATAACACCAGACTCAATAGAGTACTCCTTTGTCTTTTACGGTCAGACCACGACTTTCGCTACCACAGACTACCCTGGATCTGGAGAGATGTTTTCTGTAGTGCTCTCCTTTGATGAGATTGCATCTTACTTTGGTAATGACCTCTCTGGATTTTTATCTAATAAAGACTCTCTAGAGCTATTTGTTGGAGGTGCTTCTGGAAAAGAAAGCTTTTCTGGCAGAATATATGATGTGTCGTTTCTTAATGAATTTGCAAAGCAGAAGCTTTCTCACCATGTTGCACTAAATGGTTTGCTAGTTCAGCTTTCGTCAGAAGATCAGCCACTGATTACTGAGCTAATCAATAGTCAGTACGCAAGCTACTCACTAAGGATGCTAGAAAAAGCAGATACTATCAGCCTAGACGTATTCGTTAGTGGATCCTGGACATCGTCGCTGCCTATGTCATATTTTGGTAAGTATGTTACGGACTCAAGGGGCAATAAGGCATATGACTTAGACTTTTTGCAGTTCAATGTGGGGTATCCATCACCTGGAAGCTTCATACGTGTGACAGAAAGAGACGAGTCTTGGACTTATCAAGATCTCAACCTTAAGTACTCTCGTCCAACTCAAAAGAGGTATAGCGACCTAGATAATGGACTATACACGGGATATGTTGACTACACAGACTTGCAGTATAACTCTAGGCAGACTTATAGGTATGATACCTCTAGCTCTCTAATTAGAACATATGTCTATTTCAAGGATGTCTCCTCTGGGATGGGCAATTCTGACAACTACTACTCAGAAACAATTGCCCCACCTCAAAACGGTATCGTTTCTCCAGGACCAGAGTGGATAAACACTAAGTACGAGGTCGTCGATGATATGATCATCTATCCGCCAACGGGATCAGACTTTTCAAAAATGGAAATTTTTATAGAGGTTGTGGCAAGAGTTGACGGAACGTCTGATAAGCCAATAGCTATAGACAAGCTTCAGCTAGCCTCTGTATCACTTAATGATTCATACGGCACCCCAATTGGCACTAAGTTTGGAACAGACGTCTTTCCTTTTACAAAAAATGGAGTTTACTACGACTTTAAGACAAAAAACCCTTTCAGCATCTACAAGGGAAGCACACCATACCTGTACCTGAGCAAGAACAGTGGAATCAGAGTTCGAGGGGACTTCTCTACACGTGGCAGTCGTGGAATTGAGATTCCAGTAAATATAGAAAAGTCCTCTAACTATAGAATGATTGCTCTTCAGTTTTTTGCAAAGTTTGATGAAGACTTCTTCCCCTACTCGCCCACAGAAATTTTAGAGATTCAGTCACCATCCACTCACCTGAAAATCTTCATGGAGGCAGCACATCCAGAAGGAAAAAGGGCTAGAATATATGCAGTAAATGCTAAAACTGGCCAGGTAGAGAACGGTATAGGCTTTTACATAAACGGAAAAATAGCCAAAGATGCCATACTTACAGTTAAGCAGTGGGCATCGATTGGTATTGGTTTTGCAAGCTTTATAGACTTCTCTGTGCTTGGTGGTGCAGTTCGCATAACTGGTCCACTAACAATGACAAATATTTCATACTACAATGCAGTCAACCTTCAGCAAATACAAAATACTTCAGCCAGGCCATGGCTAAAGGTTAAGCAGGATGGTCTGCTAGAGATAGACTGGCAATATTGGGAGGGGCAGTTCAAGTGGTTCGAGGTTCTTGTGCTATCATCATCAGACTTCTACGGAGTTGATCCATCTGTAATATACAAAACATATGCAGGAACGTCTCGAGTAGGAATAGACGATAAAACTATTTTACGTGCTGGTCGTTACAGATATCGCATGTTAACTGAAGCAAAGACGGATCTGTTTGTAATCAATTAAGTATAATATGGTATACTAGTGGTTATGAATGCTGAAAAATTTAAAGCTCCTGGTCAAGTCGGGGAATCAAAAATATCTATTGTTGACAAAGGATATGACTGGGGAATTTACTTCTGGAAGAAGGCCAACGGCAAGCCTTTTACAGATGGAAACGGTAGTGTCTTGAACATACCGTCTCATAGGGGTGACGCAATTCAGATTCATAAATTACAACAAGAGGCCACAGCACTAGGTCAGGGTGACGGGTCCTATGAATTCATGCCAGGTGTGGCAAGAATATCTGAAGATGAGTACGCAGAGCAAAAGGAGCGTATGAGTCAGGGTCTGATCCCCAATCTAAATGACCTTGGAGCGGTAATGGCTGCAAAGCAAACTCTAGCAATGTATGGGGAAGAATAGAACATGTCTAATAACGATTACTACATAAGAGATATCGGCCTACCAGAATTTGAAAAAGATGCTGACCTATTTAAGGACCAAGACCCATTCCTTAAGCAATGGGGAGATCTAAAAGAGCTAAGCGGCATAGAGAAAAACTTTAAGCGTAGATCAGACAGAATTGAAAAGGCAGACTATGCCATTGACACAACAGTCGGATACAACAACGTAGACATTAACGACATTGGCTACCAAGACAGTGCTTTAGCAATTAACCGTGGTATTAATGGTGCAACATCAAAGGAAATTAACCCAGGTAGAGTATACCGAAATGGTTACGGTATTTTCGATGTTATAACACCACCATGGAACTTGTACGAACTAGCAAACTACTATGACACATCATTCGCTAATCACGCAGCAATTGACGCTAAAGTAGAAAATATTGTTGGATTAGGGCATGACTTTCTTGCAACAAAGCGTACAGAGATGGCCCTCGAGGGCTCAACAAACTCATCAGCTACAGAGAAGGCCCGTAAGCGTATCGAAAGAGCGAAGTACGAGCTGCACGACTGGCTAGAGTCACTGAACGACGACGATTCCTTTACCAATACCCTAATGAAGTTTTACACTGATGTCCAGGCAACTGGTAACGGCTACCTAGAAATCGGAAGAACCGTAACTGGAGAGATTGGTTACGTTGGCCACATTCCTGCAACCACAATGCGTGTACGCAGATTGAAAGACGGATATATCCAGATCATCGGAAACAAGGTTGTTTACTTCCGCAACTTCGGGGCAAAGAACCAGAATCCGATAACCAATGACCCACGTCCAAACGAGATTATCCACTACAAGGAATATTCTCCACTAAATACTTTCTATGGTGTTCCAGACATTATGTCTGCAATATCATCGCTTCATGGAGATGCTCTGGCATCACAGTACAACATAGATTACTTCACCAACAAGGGTGTTCCACGCTACATCGTTACCCTGAAGGGTGCAAAGCTTTCTGAGGAAGCAGAGGACAAGATGTTCCGATTCCTACAGACAAGCCTTAAGGGGTCTAATCACAGAACCCTGTACATACCACTTCCTGGAGACTCAGACACCAACAAGGTAGAGTTTAAGATGGAAGCTGTAGAGAACGGCACACAAGAGGCCTCATTCAACGAATACCGAATTAGAAACCGTGACGACATTCTGGTTGCTCACCAGGTTCCCCTATCCAAGATTGGTGGCGGAGACTCTTCTGCTATCGCTGCAGCATTGGCTCAGGATAGAACATTCAAGGAGCAGGTTGCAAGACCTGCACAGCGTAACCTAGAAAAGGCAATTAACAAGATCATTAAGGAGAAGACAGATCTCCTAGAGTTTAAGCTCAACGAGCTGACCCTGACTGATGAAATTGCCCAATCTCAGATTATCGAGAGATATGTTAAGAACCAGGTTATCACTAAGAATGAGGCTAGAATTCAACTTGGCTTGCCTCAGCATGCAGAGGGTGACGAGTTCTTGGATCTATCTCCAAGACAGGCAACAGATGCAAGAGCTAACATGGCAGGCAACCGTGCAAGAGATTCAGAAAGAGCAAATAACTCTTCTGACAACACTGCTACAATTTCTGGCAGAAATGCTCAGGGAGAGGGCCGCTCCTCACAATAAAAAAGTTATTAACAAGGTTATCCACATTTAATAACATTTTTTAGAAAAAGGGGGTATAATTAAACTACCATGACTATCGCTAAAGCACATTGGGATTCAGAGGGTGAAAATGTTCGCCTATCTATGCCCTTCAGTAAAGTAGACAAAGAACGTCGCATCGTTTCTGGATTTGCTACACTTGACAACGTTGATCGCCAGAAGGACATCGTCACTTCTGAAGCGTCAGTAAAGGCCTTCTCAAAGTTCCGTGGGAACATCCGAGAAATGCACCAACCACTAGCTGTTGGTAAGATGGTAGCTTTCAAGGAAGACAAGTACTTCGACCCAGAGTCGAAGAAGTTTTACTCTGGAGTATATGTTTCTGCATATGTTTCCAAGGGTGCACAGGACACCTGGGAGAAGGTACTTGATGGTACCCTTTCAGGTTTTTCAATTGGCGG